ATATCATGGAACCACGGGAACGTGTCACGATCCGTAGGGTTGATGTTGTAGACCTTATTGGTGAAGGCACTCGAACCACCAGAAATGGCGCCGCAGGTAACGATACCCAGGAACTCTCTCTCAGTGATTCGGGTAGACCTTTTCTCAGACATGAAGCTAGGCACGACAGCGCCCGACGGATGACCTCCTCCCATAAGGCTATTCGTCTTAACAGTGTAATCCCCGTGGCCAAAGAGCTTTGCGAGCCCTTCTCCTGCAAGGGCCCCAAGATCTCCCTGGTTAACGAAATTACCAAGTGTTCTTCCAATGGTCGCCGCAGCTCCTTTAATAGCAGGAGTTTTGTGTACGAGTTGCTTCTCAAGATGGTCCAACTTGCTTTCAATTCGTCGAACGGGATCAGCAATCTTAGAGATACTGACGTCGTAGTCGCCAAATCCTCGCAAGGTGGGCACCCCTCGATTTGCAGATCTGCCTTGAGCTGCTTTTGATCGTCTAGCTTTACGCTTAGAAGTAGTTTGACCGACATTATTCATCTTCAGGATAGGAGAGAATTATTAACGTAAGAAAAGTGATTATAGTGAGAACTATAGATTGGCTAAAAATACAAAATTTACAAGATTTAGTGTTTAACCCGTGGCCGGCTATTCGTCACGACGAGCCAGATCGACTATCGGCTCCCAATCGATCAGGACAGGTAGTGACACCACGCGGTCAAGGAGACCGTTAAACACTTCGAGATCGCTCTCGTTCAGTCCATAGCGTCGCTCGATAAATTCCCAAGTAGCTGGAGTAGTTTGATGGGATTTCACGGCGAGGCGGTCGAACTGCCTAACCTCCTCCTGTTTTGACGCAAGTTGCCGGTGAACACTGAAGTACTCGCGAAGGAAGGGAACGAAGGAGACGGAGTTTTCCATGGACACAGCGGCACCGTAGATATCAGCTTTCTCGGAGCTGGTAGTCCAACCAGCTCGGTGGAGCTGGCGGCCAATCTTCGGGCCGAAGACAGTCCCGTCATTAGTGGGGTAAGGCAGCAAACTAATGAACTCAACGTCTGCCGTATCATTTGAAGCCAGATATGTAATCTCAAGCTGCAGTTCACCCATTCGGCGATTAAGCTCACTAAGAGCTATGTCGATGTACCGACGGAGGCCGATCAAATGGAAATCATCGCCACAAATGACGCCAGCATAAGTCGATGGACCTGGTTCACCAAAGGTATGGACTATGCTGCCTTCATTCTTAGTACAATTGCCGGGAGTCGTAGTAGGGGCTCCGCTG